CCACAATGTTCAACGCACCAGACCGCTTGTTGTATTTGCGCAACTCGGTCACGATGAGGTCAGGCAATGTTTCGTCGGCAATCTTGCTGTTGATGGTGATGTTGTACACGTCTCCGCCGCCAATCTGATTGTTCGGCACAATCTTGCCAGATGTTGACGGCACAAACATTTCACGTCCACGTTCACCGACAATGTACGGATAGCCAGCATCAACCATGCCACCAGCCGCCTTGTTGCCTTTCTTCTTCTTGGGTGCCTGTACGCCTGTTTGTTTCTGCGCACGCTTCACCTGTTGCGCCGTCAAACCTGTTCGTGCGGCACGCACTTCACGCTCGGCATCAGCCAAACGCAACTTGGCTTGTGCCTCACGGTCAACAGCCTCAGCCACAGCGTCAGCCTGTGATGCTTCGCTTTCTTTGGCAGAGTTCAACTCCGCAAGAGCGTCCTTGTACGCCGTTGAACCGACAGCCGCACCATTGATTGCCTCATTCAACGCCGTCTGAGCAATCGTGATGTTGTTGGTTGCGGTTATTTCGGCGTTCTTTGCCTCAGTCAAAGCGATTTCCGAAAGCGTCAACTCGTCCTGTGCCGCCTTTACTGCGGCAGGGTCAGCACCAGCCCGTGCAGTGGTCAACGCCTGTTCAGCCGCCGTCACGCCAGCAATAGCGTCACGCAACGCAATCTGTGCCTCAGCCACCGCACGAGGGTCATTGGCTCGTTGAGCGTCCTGCAATGCCTTCTCAGCATCAGCCTGACCAAACTTTGCCAACGTCACGTCATCTTCCAACTGTGCCAATGCGGCAGGGTCAGCCGCCTTCTGCATGTCGGTCAACTTCTGTCGTGCATCAATCACGCCCTGTTCGGCACGAGTCACGTCAATGGACGCACGCACTTGGTCACGCTTCGCCTGAGCCAAATCTGCCTCGGCTTTTCTGGCTTGGTCACTGCCTGCGCCGTATCCACGAACCACTTGGTCAAAGCGTTCCTGCGCACGGGTGACTTCCTCGGTTGCCTTCGTCAAGTCCAGTTTGGCTTTCGTGGTGTCTTTGACGGCAGAGTTGTACGAACGTTGGTCTGCGCCGTAACCCTTCAAGGCACTGGTGAACTCCTTGAACTTTTCCGCCGCTGTCTTGACCGTCTTACCAACTTTGGTTGTATCCGTGTCGGTGTTCTTCAAGTCGTCCAACAACTTTTGTAGTTCTGCGTCAAGAGGTGCAACACCTGTGGACTTGGCATTGCCGAGAGCATTAGTAACAGAGCCGAGAGCCGTTTGCGTTCGCACTGTTTCGGCACGCATGACACGCATCGTGTCCACAAGGCGCAAGAACTCCAAGATTTGTTCATCAGTAGCGTTTTTGAGTTGTGGCACTTCATTGCGTAGGTTGTACAACGCCACATTTTGTTTGGTTATGGCATCACTGCCTGAACGCACAATCTTGTCAATGCGCACACCAGTGTCCAGATACTTGCCTGCCGCCTGTTCCAATGCGAGCAAACCGCCTGCGCCTGTTTCAAGGTATTGCTCAAAGTCTTGAAGGTTGAAGTTGAACTTTGTGAGCGTGTCAATGTTTTCCTTGAACGCTTCGTCCGACTTGTACAACTTCACCAACGCATCTGTTTGTGCCTCGCCTTCCAGTTTCAAGGCTTCCGCAAACTCCAACGTGCGGTCAGTGGCATCAGACTTCCTTTTGGAATAGATGCCATACGCAATCGCCGCAACACCGAGCAATGCGGTCACACCACCAGCCGCCATCAAGGCAACTTTGGTGGCATTGAGCGTAATGTTCAGGACTTCTGCGGCAATCTTCAATGCGCCAAGCACCGTTGTGTAGGTCACAGTGGCAACACGCAACGCACCAAACGCCAACGTGACACCAGCAACAATCTTGCCCAACGTGCCAAGTGACATGATTGCGCCGACACCTTTGCCAATCAGATACTCAATGCCTGCGCCAACGCCGTCCCTGCCGACAACTTGACCAAAGTTTTGGAACACAGGAATGACTTGGTCTTGTACGAACCGAGCGATGGTTGAAACCACAGGCAACAACATCGTTCCAAAATCTTCTGCAAGGTTGCCCAACGCTATTTGCATACGCTCAAAATCGCTTGCAGTTGCCGCCGCAGTGCCACCAACCTGTGACTCCACTTCCTGCAAAATGACTTTTTGCGCACCCAATGTGTCGTTGCTGTCAACCAGTTTCTTGATGAGTTCCTTTTGGTCCTCAGTGAAGTTGATTCCAGCACGACGCAGTGCGTTGATTCCTTTTACTGGGTCGGACAATGCTTTGCCGAGTTGCATTGCGGCGGCATCGGTTGAACCGAACACATTGCCCAAGTCCAACGACAGTTTGACGGCACGATTGAAAATGTCGTTGTTCTGTCCTGTCTGATTCTGAACCTGCTTGAACGTCAACAGCAAGTTGGCAGACTTTTGGATTAGTTCATCATCAACCGCCACCTGCTCGGACAATGTGCGTGACAGTGCGGATACTTCTTCGGCTGTTACACCAGCCGCACCACCTGTGGCGGCAATAATCGCCTCAGTTTGTGCCATGACTTTTGCTGATTCCACAGCGGCATCAACAAGTTTGGTGCCAATAACACCTGCAACAACCGAACCAACCGCACCGACTTTGGCAAATGCACCAGCAAACTTGCGTGCGCCAGAGTCCAGACTGCCCATGACCGACGCTGTTTTGGCACTGGCGCTGTCCAGTTTCTTGAAGTCTTTGATTGCCTTTGTGATGCCTTTGGAATCAAAGGTCGTAATGATGGGGACTGAAATAGCCACAACTAACCGCCAAACTGTCCGAGGGCGTTGCGTCCCTGCGTTTTCGTGAACGCACTTTGTTTCTCACGTCGCTCAATGCTTGTTTGCAACTGTGCGTTGATTGCCTTCTCCACCTTCTCCACAGCGTCTTTGATGTTTTTCTCCACAAGAGGAAGGTTGGAACGCACCGATTTCCACATGACTCGTGATGCTCTGCCGTACTTCTCTTTTTCAAGATTCTTGACGAACGTACCGCCACGATTCTTTGCGCCTGCCATGTCAAAAATCATTGCGCCAGCGTTCTTCTGCTGAATACGCACAACAGGCCATGAGTTGGTCATCTGGTTTTTGCGTCCACCGATTTTCACGCCAACGCCCTGTCGGGCTTTCTTCACGTCATAGTGAGGGAAGGCACCGCCACGCCGTTTGCTGTTCTGTGCAGGACGCATGAACCCTGACAACACGGACGTTGGAAAATCGCCTTTGACTTTCTGCACCAACGGTTGAGACACCTTGCGTATGTCTTTTGTTGTTTGGTTGTAGAGGTCACGGTCAACGTATCGGAGAGTTTCAAGCACTGGCTTCAAGCCATAAATGGAAACTCCGACCTGCATCATGGTGCCAATCTACATTCTCTTGTTTGGTTGCTTGTGCCGCCATTGCGCAACAGCAATCATCGTGTTCAGCATTTCCTCAGATTCATTCAACAACGTTGCTGGTGCAATGCCTGATTCCAACGCCAGCCACGCAATCAGCCAGTGGGCTGATTCTTGTCCAAAGGGACTGGTTCCTCAGTTTCGTCGTCAGTCAAACCAATCGTGGCGACTGTGCCAATCCAATCAGGGTCAAACTGCATCGTGTGCTGTTTGTTGCGCTTCTCGCTGTGCCATGCAAGCCATGCCAAATCGGTCAGGCGGAGTTCCTGCTCAAACTTGGTGACACTGCGATTCCATGTGCGCTCAAACGCCACAAAATCGGCAAAGACGGCATCAACGTCTTTCTTGGTGCCATCGTTCCATTCAACGGTCAATCTGATTTTCATTCGCTGCTTTCTTTCTGATTACGGTGTGGTGGACTTTGTGATGGTTCCGCCCGTGAAGGAAACGCTGGTCATTGCCAGTTCACCGACTGCACCAGCCACAGGAGTGTGGGCGGCAAGGAATGTGCCAGTGAGTGTGTAGGCAGGGTTCGTTGCCGAGGTGGTTGCACCGTTTGGCTTGATGATGAGCGTTGTGGTTGTTCCAACCAACGGGTACAGGACTGCTTCAACACTGTTGGAAGGCGATACGGCAAAGTCCTGCATCAACTCAATGTCGCACGAGTTGTTTTGGAGTCCGCCAGTGAACTTGTGTCCAGAGTCTCCAAACGCCGTGATTTCCACCGAGTCCACTTCGTAGTTCAGCGTGACGCTGTTGGAGTGGTCGGACAACACAGTGCCGCCAACCGAAATGTGTGCATTGGTGAGAACGAGAACAGCCATTGTTTTTCCTTACGAGGTTGCCTTGACGAGCGTTCCGCCCGTGAAGGAGAGCGAGGTCATTGCGAGTTCGCCAACAGCGCCTGCAACGGGCGTATGTGCCGCCAAGAAGGCATTGCTGATGGTGTAGGACGGGTTGGTGGACGAAACGGCAGAGGACGTGGGCTTGATGACAATGGTGGTTGTCGTGCCAACAAGCGGATACACGGTTGCTTCCACGTTTGAGGCGGCAAAATCCTGCATCAACTCAATGTCAATGCTGTTGTTCTGCAATCCACCCGTGAAGGTATGTCCGCTACTGCCAAATGCCGTCACCTCAACCGAATCAATCTCATAGTTCAGCGTCACGCTGTTTGCGTGGTCGCTCAATGCAACCGAGTTGATGGTGATTGAGGCATCTTTGAGAACCAAAACAGCCATGTCACTTGCTTCCTTCTGCGTCAGACTTCGTGGACTTGGTTGCTACGGCTTCAATAAAACCGCCATCAACCAATGCGGCGAGGTTATCAGCCGACATGTCGGTGGGAGTGACGATTGCGCCAACTTCACCGAGCGTGCAACGGTCACTGATGACCTTGAACTGCTGTGCCATTGTTTCTCCTTATGTGTGAACTGTGAGTGTGAACTGGATTTGCAGAAACTCAGCATCGCCAGTTGTCAAACTTGAAATGTCTGCCGATGTTGAGATGAGGCTTGCCTGCACCACACCACCGAGCGTTGTGTCGGCTTCAATCGCCGCACGCACACTCTTTGCGCCTGTTGCCGACAAGTATTGGTCTAGCAGGTCATGTGCCGTTCTGTCTGTGTATCGCCCGACGATGCAGTGAATCAACCACTCCATTTGTGTGAGTGCAGTGCCGTTGCCCATGGAACGGTGATACACAACCTGCGTGAGTTCTGGGTATGCCACAGGTGGCGGATTGATTGCTTCGGGCTGGTAACTGTACGTCCGCAAGCCTGAGATGGTTGCCAGTTTCGCTTGGATTGCTGTCGCAACTTGATTGACGGTGGCTGGTGTACTCATGCAACACCGATGATGCGATACGGGGCGAGAAGGTCACGCACGTCAGGGTCAACAGCACGGACTTGGATTGCCATGTCTGC